TTACGAGAACCAGCTACCGAACCAGCCGTGCAGTTTCATCAGCACGAAGTCCATCATCCGGCTAAAGAAACCGCCTTCATTGACCGCTTCCATGACGATAAGCGGGCGCTGCTCGATGGTTTTATCATTGAGCTTAAAGTCGATGGTGCCGACCACCTGTCCTTTGCTAAGCGGCGCGGTCAGCTGCGTATCCGTCAGGGTATAGCTGGCTTTCAGGTTTTTCAGCTGCCCGCGCGGCAGGGTAATCGAACCGGCTTCGCCGGCCCCGAGTTTGGCTTCGTTGCTGTCGCCAAACCAGACGCGCTGGGTGATAAAGGTGGCATCCGGCTTAATCGGCGTCACGGTCTCATAGAAACGGAAGCCCCAGGTCAGCAGCTTTTCGGATTCATTAAAACGAATACGGTCGGTCTTGGTACCGAGCACCACGGCAATCAGACGCATGTCTCCCTGGGTAGCCGAGGAGACCAGGTTGTAGCCAGCGCCGGCGGTGGTCCCTGTTTTGACGCCATCTGCGTTCAGGTTTGAGCTCCACAGCAGGCGGTTACGGTTCGGCTGACGAATCTTATTGAAGGTGAACTCTTTCTCTTTATGAATGGCGTACTCTTCAGGGACGTCATGAATCATCGCTTTGGTCAGCAGCGCCATGTCACGCGCGGTACTAAACTGGCCTGGCGCATCCAGGCCGTGCACGGTCATAAAGGTGGTATTGGTCAGCCCCATTTTTTGCGCATAGCCGTTCATCAGGCTGACGAATGCATCCTGGCTCCCCGCCACGTAGTCGGCGATCGCGATACTGGCATCGTTGCCGGACTGGATAATCACGCCTTTATTCAGGTCTTCGACCGAAACCTGCATCCCCGGTTTAAGGAACATCACCGATGACCCGCGCAGCGCCGGGTTACCGGTAGCCCAGGCATCGCGACCGACGGTGACCATATCGGTGGACTTAATCTTGCCCGCCTTCAGCGCCTGCCCGACGACATAGCTGGTCATGATCTTGGTCAGACTTGCCGGGTCGAGTTTTTCATCGGCGTTGCCCTCGCTCAGCACTTTACCGCTGGCGTAATCCATCAGGATCCAGGCTCGGGCATCGATCGATGGGGCATCGGGGAGTTGTTCCGCAGCCTGCACCGCAGGTGCCACAAGAACGAGAAGAGCGCAGCCTGCCACGAGGCCGCGAAGGGAAAAAGCGTCATGCGTCATAAGAGCCACCCAAGTATCCTTTCCAAACAAAATATGCCGCAGCACTCTATCGGCGCAACAGCAGCCGGTGAGTAAAGCGTACAAATGACCTTAAAGAAACAGCGAGTTGGTAAAGTTTTTAAAGTTTACGCAATAACCTCGCCCCCTGCTGAAAACAGAGCAATTTTTTTGATCATGATTGCCTAAATATTATCTTTATTATGACATCATAAAAAATAGATTTACAAAATCAACAAATTACCAACTTTTCAATGATATAGAACTTTCGTCAAATGGACAAATACGGACAAATGCAGACATTTTACCGCCCCAAACCGTGCCCCAAAAGTTGTTTTGCCCCAAAATCTGTCCCAATTTTCCCCATCAAACCGGCGATTCATCACGCATCAGATCAATGATTGTGTGTTACAACGACTGTTATCGAGCTATACTGCCGCCCACTCATCAGAACAAGTCTCAGCCTGTATTTCTGTATACGGTGATACTTCTACGCCATCTGCCAGACAGAGTCCCGTATATTCCTCGTTGACATGTGATTCTATGCCATTTTCATCAGTATTAATGGTTGTAACTGTGATCGTCCCCCAGAATACGTATTTCCCATCTCCCCATTCAGGAAGGCGCACCGGAGTGCGCGTATATGCTGACTGTGTTGCCTCGAAGTAATTCATGTTCCACCTTTAAAAGTCCATCATTTTTATAGGGGTGTTTAGCTCCCACCACGGACGCTCTTGAATTAGCGATTCACGTCCTTCGAGAATCGCCCTTGCCAGCTCGAGGGTGGCGTTGTCGATTTTAACGGGAGGGGTAGACCTCATTTCGAAATCAGGCCCGAAATAATCCTGTAAGTTTATCGGGGTGTCATCATTCGTATTGGTTTTTGGAAACGTTAGCATTTTCACAACTTCCTCACTGTAACCAGCCAATGTTATTGCCTGAACGCCCGTTGATATCGAGCAGCAGGTTTGACTTACCGACCCCCTTTGCATTCGCCGGGACACCCAGGTTAATTGCCCCACGACGGGTTGACGGTGGGCTGGGGGGCAACAGCGCATACTGCGGTTTCGCCCAGACATTGCCGCTCAGCGTAGCGAGGGCGCTCAGGTCAGGTGCCGCACTCCACGCGTCAGACCAGATGATGTTATTGTTGAGAACAATCTGTGATGCCGGTGCAATCGTTCTGGTGCCCGTAGACAGTTGCGCAATGATGTCTGACCCGACCATCCATTTGCAGTAGAAAATACAGTTCTCCACTGTCAGCGACGGAATAGACACACTCTCAGTGTCGTACCCGTTTGTTGATATCAGACGGCGCTGCCGCACACTGGTCGTGTCAATAAACACACAATTACGAACGATATTATTGAACTGGTTACGGTGGTGAGATATGGAGCAGGCGTCGTTTGTCGGTGTCCCAATCTTCCCCTGTAGTCGCTGGATACCATCGTTGAACGCGAAACAGTATTCGACGACGTTATTACCACTCCCCTGGCGACGAGTGTAATAAAACTCAAAATTACTCATCCCGTCAGGCGGCGCAGACTGTAGCCCGGCATCATTGGCGGAGACAAACATCACGGTACGGGCACACCCGGTAGAGTAAACGTGCCTGACCACGTTATCCCAGCACATCCCGTCGATATCAACCGCCATGTTGTCCGTGGCCATTGGATAGGAGCCATGCACATCCAGTCGCTCAAACATCACCCGGTTGCAGTGCCACATCCAGAACGGCGCGTCATACGTCGCCGCACCCGCCGTGGTGAATTTATCCCAGCGGTACGAACTGTAATAGCAGTCCCGGACGCAGCTCTGCCACTCGTCGTCGGTGTAGGCGCCGTTTTTGCTGGCACAGGTGTGCATTAGCACACCTTCTTGCACAACATTAGTGAAAGAGCACCGTAAAACTTTTGCACCATATGTTCTGCTGCCATCGCCCCGGTTATCTGTGGTGTCTGCGGCATAGGTGTTACCTCGGATATAAATCCCGGCGTTAACCATGTTAAACATACAGTCCTCCACACTCAGTTTGTGCGCAGGATTAGATACACTGGCGTCATAGCCCACAGCAAAAAGTTGAACGTGCCGCCCCACCGTGTTTTTCTGCGGGTTACTGACGGAGTACGCGTTACCTGTGAAATAACATTTTTTCACATGAACATCAGCAACCCCATCTGCATCACCAGTACATTGCAGGTTAACGCTGGTTGCTGACGCCAGAAAACCATCATCCCTGTCCATAAAATGGATGTTCTGTACCGTAATGCGCCGGGCGTTCCACGATGCCAGTTGCCCCGCCGAATTTGAGGTGGACAGCCATTTTGGCGCGGGGCCATCCCCGTATGTATCAAAAAAACTCATTTCAGATGACGTATTCACTATCCTCGCACTGACAGCCTCTTTTAATATCGTCCCGCGCCGGATTAGAATGGAAAACGGATAACTGGTGACGGCAGCAAGTGCCGCAGCGACGGTTTTAAACGCTGACGGTATCGGCTTGTTTGCGTCGTCTGATGGGTCTACGTATAAATACTGCATTTGCAACTCCCGTTAAACCGGCTGAACGTGCAGATCGAGCCAGTCAAAACCATTAATATTCACCAGCGAACCTGCTGCCGTTTTCACCTCAATCGTGAATGTATTCGTGCCCTGAGATACGATGTTGACTATGTACGGTGGCGTGCCGAATGACGTGCCTGAAAATCCAACCGGAGGGCAAACTTTCCAGTGGTCTCCACGTAAATTGCAGCCGCTGATAACGTACTGACCTGTAGACGGGTTGGTGACTGTAATACTGGTGGCGCGCCCTTTATTCGCCAGATGATATGCACCCCCTATCGCAAAAACCCCGTCTGATAATTTATCAGATAGTCGGTCAGTCACATTCCCGGAAACGCGAACTACAGTTCCTGGGGAGTACCGGACATCACCGTTATTCATTTTCACGTAAAAACGATCTGTTGCCATTTTCTCTGCGAACGAATAAACCAGATAGTTGGGAGTATCTACCGTTACATTATTCCGCAAGTCACTGTAGTAAAACGTCACCACATTGGGGTTAGCGACATTAATCGGTGTGAATGATATTCTTTGCCCGTACGCCGGTAATCGCAGGAATATTTTTGCGATTTTGTTGTTGGGGTCGTTAACCAGTCCAACGGCTGGCGTGAGAGAAGAATTTCCCCAGCCAGACTGGCCGCCGTGCAGCGCGGTAACTTTCAGCCATTGATAGATATTATCAGCCCCCAATGATGGGGCTGCCGACAGGTTCTGTGGGTTCAGCGTCACTAGATAAACATTTGACGTATAATCGACATAGTTACCCACTGACAGAATACCGGAAACCACTTTTGATCCAAACCCTGAGTAATTCACATCAAACAGGCGATAAAGAGCTGTTGATGAGTTTTCAACTGTCGGGCATTGATCAATCGTTAGTTGCAATGATGTGCCGATGTCGAAGCTTTTTACCAGTTTGAACATCTGCTTATCAAGTGATGAGCCAGTTGGGTATCCAAGGTCGTTAAACTGGTTGGGGCTAACAACGAAAATATCGATAATACCATTAGCGTTAGTGGTAATAAGAATCCCTGGACTTAGGTCATCCGACTCATTTCCAGCCGAAGGGAAACGAACAATTTTATCTTCAAATCCATTATTAAAATACCCAGTTCCCTGGACTATTGGTGTTGAGATTTGAGCGGCTGATAACTTCCCGTCAACAATTGCATAGGTCTGAATGCGACCACGCTCGTCTACGACTAAGGCAGCTTTATTATTCGGGCCGCCGAATACTATTCCAGCAACGCCTGCCGGGTCGCCGGGCATCTGGTGAATTTCAAATTGCCCCCGCTTAAATATACGCTCCCAGACAGACTGATTAGCGTCGCCAATGCCCTCTGGCCCCTCACCGCCAAAGAAGTTCCCGATCAGTTCTGCAGGACTGTTGGTATTTTTAAACTCCTGTCGCAGTGTGTCACCGTCCATCAGAACAAAATGAGTCACATCATTCGCAAAGCTGGTCGCATCGGTTCCGGTGGTCGTAAAGCCGACGTCAGTAGCAGCATTCAGACGGTAATACTGGTTGTTATAGCGGATGTACTGGTTACGGGCACTGAACTGAAACGGACCGTCTTCATAGTCACCGAGGAACACGTAACCGGAGCTATCAAGAAAAGCCTGGAATCGGTTTTCCTTATCAGCCTGGGAAGCATCAAAAGTAGTTTCCTGTTCGACTATCTGGGTGGAAAAACGGGACTCAAAGTCACTCAGTTTTACCGTAAACGCAGACTCCAGTCCGAACCATGACATACGGCTGCGACCGAGCCGATCACTCCAGAAAGAGGATGTAATATCGTTCAGGGCAAGGTCAAGATTCTGAGCGTTATCAAAAACGTTGCGCATGTCTGCCGACGGGACCGGATCCCGCGTTAAATAAAATGGCATAGGGGTATTACCTCAGAAACAGATCAGGCAGGAATTTCAGGCCAGGCGATATCGGGAGCGGTAGATGTATCAATGCGGCTCAAGGCAACGCGGTATTTTTTCCACTCAGTCAGTTGCATGACTTCTTCGTCGGTCTGGATACCAAGTTCTACAGCGTCGTTTAGAGGGGCTATTTTTGCGTTTGCCTCTCGCATCAACTCGGTTAACAGCTCAATAGCGCTACTCACTTCAGCCTGGTGTTTAGCTTCCGCGTCGTTAACCCAGTTTTCTCCATCCCATTTTTGATAGCTGCCAGCAGGCGCTTTTGTCGTTACCCCTGCTGGTAATTCCCCAAGCGCTGAAATCTCAACAGGCTCGCCAGATGCAGTGCTGTACACGATCTGCCCGCGATGGTCCTCGATAAGGGACCACTGGCCCGCAGCGGCATTGAAAACCGCTGTTTCTCCGGAGGCTATTTCGGGTGGTGAACTTTGAGTGCTGCAGGCAGGCAAGCCAGTGTGAGGCGGGATCGACAATTCTTCAACGCCCACTAACTCCCCCGTATCGTCGCTGATATGGTAAACGGTTACCACCTGAGTTTTGTCAGACATTTCAAAAGCCATTATGCGAGCCTCACGATGTAGTTAAATGCGATGTTTTTAACGGTGTTTTCTGCATTACCTGCAGAATCAACCGTGATGGTGTGTGAGTGGGCTCCAATTACCACGGAGTGAGTGTGTGCGCCTGCAGTGGATGTTGTGCCAAAGGTACTCCCGCCGTTGCTACCAACTTCCTGATCGCTTCCGCCCTGCTTCTGCATTGGCGATCCCCACGTGTGATTGTGGTCCCCATTGCTGCTTGTCGTTTTGGTACCGAGATCGGTCGATGTGGCCGACGCTGTATGAGAGTGTGATTTAACGCCATCCTGTTCCTGAGACAGCACCGCACGCCCGGTGGCCGGCTTCCCCTTAATGGTCCAGCCTCGCATGTCTGGAATTACACCTGACGGGTAAGCTGTAGCCAGTAACGGGTATGCCGTAAGGCTGAATGCCTGCCCCTGCATGAAAGCGAAATTACCATCTGCCGGCAAAATGTCAGAGGGCCATGGTATGGGGGTGCCAACTGGCAGAGCGCTCCGCGCAACCGTGTTAACTGAAACGATCAGCAGGGATACCAGTTTTGCCGTATCTCCATCATCAAGCACATCCTCTCCGGTTGTCTCAGCCATGAACTGAGCTAAGACGCTCGCCATAACCGTCCCCTGACGCAGGGCTTTATTAATCTGCGCGGACCGGGCCAGCCCCGCTGTAAATCCTGTAGAAAGGGCGATCAAACCTTCCCATTCCGTCTGAGATGTCACATTTGAGCCAGATGCGATGGCAAACGGTTTAAAGTTATTAACTGGCATCAGAAGTTTTCTCCCCATGCGCCGGACTCAAAGCCAGCGATATAGTCATTTTCGACATCAAATCCAAAGAATTTATATCCATTAGAGGGCGTAACTGTTTCCCTGACTCTTACCCCGGCGGCCTTTACAGTAAGGAGCCCAGCACGTACAACAAAAACAAACTCAGCCGGGAGTTTATCTATTGGGTTAATGTCATATCGCGATGGTGTGTAATCATCAGGAAGAGAAATAAAAGGACCACGGTTCATTCCAGAATCAAATATCAACCGGTCTGTTAGAGACATTAAATATTCAGAATCAATGACGATGAGAACTGAGATCGTCATATCCTGATTATCGAGGATGATCATTTTAATCCCAGTACCAGCAAGCGCTGTTTCCAAAATGTCAGGCAGCGCTCCGTTCTGACCATTCCAGTTATTAATCCCTACCCTGGCCTTTAACACGACCCGGTATACGTCATCGCTCAGGTAGGTTAATGCGTCAGAAGACTGATACGGACCAAGCCAGATCCCCTGATCCCAGCCAACTCGCTCTTTGTCCCATTCAAGAAAAACACCAGATATCGGCGCGGCAACAGTCCGGGCTACACCAATCCATTGACCAAGAATATCAAGTTGTGCCCCTACGCCAGTATCTATATCGAACGCAGAGATAAGACCGGACACTGAACCAGACACATCAATTAGCGGCCTTGTCGACAGATCAACATGTTTTACAAATTTTGGTTTTCCTGCATGGTAGTTGGAAATAAGATCGGTGTATTTGCTCATGCTGTCACCGTTATCTCTATATTCTCCACGCTACATGAAACGGCCTCGTCATATACGACTGTGACATTAGCTGCTGCGACAGACTCAGCCGACCGACCTATTAACAGCTCCATAATGTCGTAATATCGCGCATTCCCTCCGCTGACTACGCCGAGGTTCGCCGGGGAATAAACCCGGCTCAGCAGCACACCATCACCAATAGTGAGAGAGTTAATGTACGAAGCAACAGCGGCTTTCATTTCATCGCCAATGTCAGAGGTGTAGCCAGTTAACGCCTTCAGGGTAATTGACACATATACCGGAACATCTACCGGGCGAGAGAAGCGAATGGTATAAGGATTTCCATACTTATCTGTGACTACCACGGCCGTTGTGCCGTAGGTGGAAACTCCCTGCCCCTTCACGCTTCGGATGGTACTGGCAATTTCTGTTGCATCCCCACCCTCAACGACAGCAGAAATAGAGTGCTCTGGTAACCCGTTAGCGTCCGTAATCTCGGTATCATTCTCAAACAGCTTGTGACGGGTTACGCCTTCAACGTTAGCAATTGCACCATCTACCGCGTCAAACGGCGTGAGAGAGGCCAGCGCGACGCTTTGCGCCTGCCTTACGCGTAGCTGCGCATCCGTCTCAGCAGCGACACCTACCGTGGCCGCCAGAGGGTTAGTCACCGAAGACCATCCACGCGTCGGCGTGTTGATGCCATTTACCGACCCCGCCACCGCAGCTACGGCGCCAGCATTCGCACACGTGGCCGTCGCCACCACGGTACCATCAGAGCCAATCACTACCGTCGCCGGCAGATTCCACACCACACTGTTTGTGTCGCGTACCGAACCATTTGTGATGGTCGTGCCGATAGTGCCGGTCAGCAGTAGATCGACCGTCGAATTAGTCGCTGCACGCCGGGTGATGCCGTTAATTTTGACGTTGCTCGTCAGTGCATCTGACAGGGCCGTCGCCGGCGAGAACGAACGGTAAACCGAAATGGCTGTGTTGTTCGCGTCATGAATGGCCAGGGCCACCAGCGCCACCATCTGGCCGTCCTTGCTGTCAGGGTCGAGATAGGCATCACTGCCGTAAATCTGCTGGAAATAGCCGGTAATGGTATCCAGCACGGTCTGATAGTCGGGCGCACTTATCCCCTCAGCGGTTACCGTTGCCGATAAGCCGAGTGTGTCGAGGTCCAAAGACATTACGCCTCCGAGGTTACTGTGGTTGTCCCGTAGATGGTTTCCACCGTTGCTGTGAACGTTACACGCCGCGTACGGCCATCAACTTCGGTGTTAAATTCGGTGATGCCGCTAACGCCCTGCGTTTCCAGGATGCGTCTGCGGATAGCCAGGTTATAGGTATCAGGTCGTTGTTTGCCGAGGACTGACTGAATCCAGGGCGTTCCCTCCGTGGTATCAAGGAACCACTGACCGTACCAGAGCAGGAAGCGCGTTTTTATGGCCTGCGCGACGGCCTCCGGGGAGTTAACCAGCCAGGTATCATCGCCCTGGCCGAAGGTATAATCTCCATCAGCATCTTCTCGACGGTAGCGCATTACTCAGGCTCTCCTGTGCTGTCGTTGCCATGCTCAACCCCTCCATGTGTGTGCGTCATCAGGCTCTTACCGCCAGCGGTCACGTCGTTAGTTACGGTGACCGGGCCGTGCATCGTCGCGGTGCCTCCGCTATCACCCATACCTTGCGACAGGTTGCCGTTGATCGTCACGTTGCCATTAAGGATGATTTCAGGGGATGTTATTTCCGTTCCGCCGTCGGCGCTGGCCGTCAATTTACCAGGCGTTTTAACGGTGACGTCATGACCTGCAGCCACCTCAATAAATGCTGCCCCGTCATCGGTACGCAGCTGCACGGCCGTAGTGCTGATGCCGCCGATTTTCTTAGCCTGCGATTGCGGCCCCACGATACAGAACGCATCGGATAAATCATGCATACGCCCGTCTACCGGCTCCTGTATGCCCCCGTTCTGCCACCAGAAATCAATGCAGCGGTCAGCAAAGATAACCAGGCATTCGTCGCCTTCTTTTACGGGAAATGTCAACGTACAGCCACCCCCTCGGGGGAAAACGACAGGAACGTCCACCAGCAGCGGGTAATCCTGCGTTACCTTATTGCCGTCGTTGTCGCGCTCGATGTAGCGGATCGCCGGCTGAACAACAGCCGTAACAGACTCAGGGTCGAAAGACTGGATAATGCCAGGCAGCGAAACACGCATTTGTTCGCTGAGCACCTTTCGCTCAGATGCCAGCACCTCCGCCAGCGCACCACTGCGGGTTTTGTCAGATACAGCCATTTGCTTTACTCCGGGCATTAAAAAACCCGCCGAAGCGGGTCTGTATTAAGTTTTATCTTCTTTTTTATGGGTCAGGTATTATCACTTCAGCCCAACAACGACAGTAGCCATTTGGACATAGTTTACCTTCCCCTGGATGTCCGGTTTTTGGCGGTTTAGACCAGGCATATGTTTTACCATTCTGCCTATCGCAGGATGGGCAGCAATCAGAACCACGCCAAATGTATCTTTTAGATCCTACCCTTTCGGCTTTAATCTGCGTAGCTTTTGCTGACTTTCTAAAATCATCACCGATCAATTTTTGATATGCATTGCCATCAGCCAGCATTTCTTCCTTGCTTCTCCGGCGACCATTCTTGGGCTTTGATTTCACTTCAGGACGCCTGTAAGAATAATCTATGCTTTGAAGGAACTTATCTTCGTCCTTTCGCTTTTTTAGTTTCTTATAATTACTCCATCTGGCAATAACTGCTATTACCAGAAAAAAAATAATAATTGCGAAAAACTCCATAGTCACTTCACCTTAACGCAAGGGAAAGACCCGATGATTTTCGGGGCATCCATGCTGCTTTGCAGAAGCTGGACGTTTAGGAAACGAGACTCAGTGCCGGGGTAACGGACGTATTCAAATCCGTAGTTATTGCCATCCCTTGCGGGCATCAGGCCCATATCTGCCTTCATCCCGTTACCATCGCCAAGGGTTTTAATTTTCTGTGAGGTAACGTATTCCCCATTAATCCTAAACATTGAATCAGGAATTAGCTCCAACTTGTATCCTGCGCATTGCAAGGTTATGCCGCCGTTGTTCGCGGCCAGTGACAATCCCGGCAAGAGAAATAACCCGATAAACGCCAACCTTTTCATTATCAACCTTCCCGTTGCAAAGACGATGCAGAACGTAGATCCTGCGCCCCACGCGCTTCACACATCATATCCATGTACCACGCCGGACCCCTTGTGTCGCCAGTGTACATAATGCCGCGTACAATATAAACGCCGTCGGTCGCAATGCTCGCGGGTTGTGCTGTAGTCCCCTCGACGGTAATGTTGCCATTGTTGTTCTGGTCGGTAATGCGACCCTGTGTCATAGCGATGTCGTTATTACCCAGCACGGTGCGGTACACGGAAGCCTGGTTAAGCTCAATCAGACCATTAACCCGGATGTTGGGGTTAATCAGGCAGCGCACGTTCACTCCACTGCCGATGGTCTGCTGGGGCATACCGATCAGGCCTGTGGCGCTGTTCAGCTTAATAGCATCGTGAACGACTTCGTTTTTCGCCACCATCTCACGCTTACCATCAACAAACATCCAGTCAGCCTGGCATTGATCGGCAACGTTATCCATCAGGTGACGAGTCATGCCAAACAGCACCCGTCCACGCGGGTAAACAGTCGCAGGCATGGCCGGGGTGTTACCCTCTGTCGCGCCTTTCGCGTTGAAATCCTTCATCAGCGCAACATTGACGTCAGCAACCGTATAGCCCGCCGCAAGCGTCTGCGTCGTGATCGAGGTGGCAAATGCGCGGTCAGAATCGGCCGCCTGAATTAGCACAAAGCTGTCGATGGGGTTATCCTTACCGGTGATGGTGTAGCGGATCTCGCCATCAAAGATCAGCCCATAATTTCGCCCGTCCATCTGGCCCATGTCATCGGGGTTTACCGTTCGTGCAACGCCGACCTGACTGGCGGAAACATCCGCTGCAATACCGTCATAACCGGCGATAACCCTGATCCGGGTAAACTCCTCACCGACAATACGGTTTGCGGTATCCGCGGCGAGGTTATAAATCTTGAAGGTCCCCACCCTCGTTTCGCTGCTGAGATTAAACCAGTCAAGCGTAAAGGTGACTTTGAAGCCCCCAAAATCGGTAGCGTTGCCTTTCGCGTCGACAAGCTGCAGCTCAAAATGGCGCATCCAGTTCTGTGACATGATTACTCCGTTACCACGTAGAGGTGACTATTTATTCCTAGATCGCTTTCGGTGGGGTTGTCATTAGCCGCGTTATCGCAGCCGACATAAAGCGAAAAGCCCAGCCCGAGATAGCGGTATTGCGCCAGCAGGTCAGCGCCGGTGATCAGGGGTACACCCTTAATCAGGTCGGCGCCGCTGCTATCCATGATATCGAGGCACCAGAACGCGGAACGCCAGGTAACAGCCATTTGATAGCTCTGGCCAGCCAGCGCAATAGCGAATTGTTGATTGTCTGGTGATAGCGGGATTTCTGATACGGCCATTTATCCTCCGGTTGCATAGCCAGCCAGCCGGCTTAACAGAGACTCATTTTTCGCCGTCGGCGTTTTGACTCCTGAGTTCTGCACAGCCGAGGTATTGGCCCCCAGCTTCATGTCTTCTTTGACCGCTACCTGCGTGGTGGTTGTGCTGGTGATAATTACCTCGCGCAACGTAAGCACCGCAGACAACACATTTTCTGACGTCCTGTCGGTGGTAACCTCCAGAGCACGGATCAGCATGTTGGTGTAAATCCGCTTACCGGTCACCACATCAAAAGGCACCCTGCTGCTTTGCAGGTCCAGAAGTTCCTGATACGTTTCTTTCGGGCTAAGGCCGACGCCCAACCCGATTGAAGTGGTATCGAGAAAGTCGAGCAGAGACCCGCCACCAGCAAAACCAACCTGCATGATCACTTCTGACGGGCAACGGTAGGCATGGTCAGAAATCGCAGCACCAACCTCTACCGGGTGTTCGGTAATTTCCAGCGTGTCATTGTGCTTTTCAGAGATAACGACGCTGGGAACGATCAGCCCAATCTTCCTGCTCTGCTGCTGAAACAGCGTTGAAAGAATGTCCATCAGCCCGCCCCGCTCTGGTTAGTACGTAACACCCTTGCATTCGCATCCAGCTGGCGCTGGCCGACTTCCTGCCCGATCTCCTGGGCGTTCGAGCCCTGAATATGGTAGGTATTATGCTGCTGAATCTGCGCACCTGATGCCTGATAAGCCAGCGGGCTGTTCCAGTTCGAATAGCCTTCTTTGCGGGCCATAGACTGCATTAGTGCCCCCATCGTATTCGGATCTGACAGGTTCAGCGCTGCCGTAGGTGATACCCCCATCCAACCGGCTACCTGTCGGGCATACTGCTGCGGATCGTTGTTGTCTCCCGCCGGTGCCCAGGTGCTGACGATATCCATGATTGTCTGCAGGCGGCGGCCAGTCGTTTTTCCGGTGAAGTAGCGCATCAGCTGGTTTTTCATCGCTTCCCAGCCGTGGATAGCTGACCGGAACATTCGGAAACCCTGCCCACCCACGGGGCGGATATTGCCGGGGTTGTTGTTTCTGTCGGCAAGAGTGCCACCGCCACCGGGAATGTCCGGTTGAATATTGGGACCATATACCACACCGTTACTCTGCCCCTGACGGATTATCTTTCCGGGTCCGAGTAACCAATTCATCCATGCAGGGTGATCGCGGACCTCACTGACATCCTTCCGGCCAAGATCTGTTTTAATGCCTATTGCAGCCAGAGCATCCCCGATATTGCGCTTGGTGTAATCCCATGAGGATTTAGCGCTGTCAGATATGTTGTCTTTATCGCTGACAATATACCCGGCATACACCGCCCAAAGCTTCAGCCAGGGCGGTATCGGAAGTCCCATAAGTTTAGAATGAGCGCCAATGATTTTAGCTACCCATGCGCCAGCCATGAAGGTAGCGATTCCCTCTAGGGCATTTTTCCAACCGCCGACATCATCCTTCAGACCCAGCAGCTTGTCGCGAAGCCACAGTATCGCCGCTTTGGCCTTTTCAATGTCTGGTTCCCACTGTTTCCAGTCGATGAGGCTTTTACCGCCTTCTTTCCACGTCCTGTAATCGTCGTAGAGCAGCAGCATTGCGCCCGCAAGACCAAGCACCCAAGTAATCGGAGAGGCGAGCATAGCGGCGTTCAGAAGGCGCCAGAGCACCAGCATTCCACCCAGCGTGCCGATGAGTTTCCTGGAGTCTTCATCAAGCCCTTTCCACCAGTCCCGGATATCACCCGCGGCCTGTATCAGACGATAGACCACCCGTCCGACGGCCTCCCCCATCCAAAGAATACCCTTCACCACTGCGTTAATGGTGCGCTCTATTTTCGGGAAGTTATCGAGGATCTGGCGGCGAAGGTTATCAATGGCGCCGGCGAGACCACCAGCGAGGTTAGAGCCGATTTTGTCGCGTGCCATGCCGGCCATTTCGCCGAACGACCGCAGCGAGGTCATAAACCGGTTGGATGCCGCTGCTGCCTGATCCGGGTTAAAACCGATGGCCTTTTTCATGGCGTTGTACTGGCCCATGTACTCACCGATACCGCGACGCATTGCCAGCAGGGTATTTTCATCCATACCCAGCATCTGCGCGTACTGGTTGGCCCGGTAGTAAGGCATGCTGCTGAGGCGCTGGCCGACGCCGGTAAAGATTGTCGCCATGTCCCGCATATTGCCGCTGGCATCTCTGGTCTGCACGCCAAGACGATTCAGGAAGCCCTCCGCACCGGGGCTGTTACGGATGAACTGAGCCAGGCTTTCGAGAGAGCCGCGGGCGGCGTCCACGCTGCCCCCCATCTGGCTGACGGCAAAGCCTATCTGTTTGATGCCTTGCACCGTTGCGCCAGTGCGCTGAGAGGCCCAGTACAGGTTATCGAGACCGCTGGCGACTTTCGCGGTAAAGGCCACCACTGAAGCAGCAGCCAGTTCAACTTTGGTACCAAGCTCAATCGCCTTAAGCGTCGTCCCGGCAACCACTGCATCAAATTTTCTGGCGCCAGCCTCATCGACTTTGAACCCAAGCGAGATCAGAAAGTCCTTGAGCGTATCAGCGTTCATTGTCCTCTCTCCATTTCGCTATTCGGTAATCGTTATCGGCTTTGAGGTCCAGCCAGTCGTTCATGCGGGCAATGTCGGCCAGGTCGACCGAACCGTCCTTCAATGCGGTGTAGGGAATGTACCCGGCATCCACCGGGCGCATCAGGAAGCTTTCGCCTTCAGGCAGTGATTCCAGCGTTAAGCCTGCGGCGACGGGGCCACCGTCTCGCTGGCGGGGAGTTCTTTCAAAAAATTTCCCAGACTGTCGGCGACCACCCGCGCCACCAGCTGCAGCATCGTGAGCAGGTCGATATCGTCGAACATCAGCACACCCTGATCGAAGACTTTCGCCCAGCCCTTTTCGTGCTGGCGTGATACGACACTCAGGCACGGATAAATCACCGCGTTAACGTCGTCGTCCGGCAGCGCTGCCAGCGTATCGGCAATTTTCGGCAGCACGCTTTCCAGCACGGCGCCGGAGTTACCGGCGGCGGCCTGCGCTTTCAGCGTGGAAAACTCACTGACCAGACCTGCCAGCACCGGAAGAAGCTTACGGCTGACCCTCAGTTGCTGGAAAACGTCGAGTTTGGCGGTACGGTAGTTGACGCCTTTGATTTCAAATTCCATTAGTTAGAACTCCCCCAGCAGTTGGTCAACTTTACCGGCGTCAAATACCCACGACACCGTATTGCCGACTTTGGCGTTAGCGTGATCCGGCTGTTTCTGGAATGCGCAGCTGCGCGCGGTGGTGATATCGCCTGACACCTTGTTTCGGATGACGATTACGTTATTACCCCAGGTCGCTGAGGACTGGCTCTGCGCGTTATACATCAGGGATAGCTTTTTGTTCACTGGGGACGTTTTCAGCAGGGTTACCGTGATGGTGCCGCTCTTACCGGCGTGTAGGCTGTGCATCACCTCACCATCAGCGCCGACGGTCATGGTGTTTTTCGCCTCGGTCATAGTGACCGTGATGCCCTCTTCGGAGTTCGCCGAGCCATAGCCCAGATCGATACTGCCGGTCGGACCGGTAAGGGAGGCCGAGACGTCAATAAAACTGTAAGTGTTTCCCATTTATTCCCCCTTAACGAACCACGTTGATCTGTACGTCGCCATAGTGAATAGCGCCCGCCAGTTTGATCGCCGCCTGAATCACCGGCGACTTCCGCGCTTCACGGTCAGACTGCGCCTGACTGGATACTGCATCTGCGTAGACGTAGTACCCCTTCGTCAGTGTGTCACCGGACTGAATCTGTCCAATCGGGCCGCCGTTCCACACACCCGGTGCCACCAGACCGTTATTAACCGCCTGGTCCAGCGATGCTTCGACGTTGGTCATTAAACGGGTTACGCCAGCGTCGGTCTGCGGGATTTTGGTAGTCGAGGTGTACAGCAGGTTATAGAGATTGGTCTGAACGTAGTTCTGCAGCCAGTCCAGGCCGTGGCGCTCGTCGAAGAAGTCACCGTTCGCCATCACGCCCTGCTGGATAATCGCCGTATCGTTGGCGTAGTAGACGTAGACGTTACCGTTAATGGAATCAATAGCGGCTGCCTGTGTGGTCGTCAGCGTCTCGTACGTCACACCAGGCTCGGTTTTGAACTTCAGGGTGATCGTGGTGTTGTTGCCGGTGAAGTTCACCGTGAACGCGCGACCAAAGGCCGAGATAGCGGCGTATTTGCTGCTGGAGCTGTACTGCCAGAATGTACGTCCATAACCCGCGGCTTTCAGCTTGTAGCCGATATTGTCGGTATTGCCAGCCACCAGCACGTTCACATCATCAGTGGTAACGGCCAGAATGCGGCTAAGGCTGGATGCCTCGATCGCCGCGGCGACGGAAATCACGTCAGCCTCAACCAGATCGGCACTGTCAGCAATCGCCAGCCCGTACCAGTTGGTATATTGCAGAGAGGCATTCACCGCCTGCAGCAGCGTTTCAACCGCCCCGGCTTCGCCTTCCACCAGCGTTTTCGCCCAGCGCCCGATATAAACCAGCGTTGGTTTTGGTGACTGTGAAAAGAAGATAGTCGCCGCTTCGTATTCCGGGGAATCAACGCCAAAATCATCGCCGATGTCTTCAATGGCCGAATACTGGCGAATGCGCTCGGTCACCGGAATAACGGTGGAGGTTCCCAGAATGAGGAGCGCACCGAAGTTTCGCCCCGTTGCCGCTACCGGTGACATGATGACGTCAACGTTAACGACATTGGAAACAGGTAAGCCCTGTGCCATGTTTTAATCTCCAAAAAATTGCACTGGCGCGTCGACCAGCGATTGAATGCCGTACTGGCGGATGATTTTGCGGCGCAGGTCAACGCTGATATCGTACCGGCGCACCCACAGGTTATTGATGAGTTCTGGAAGGTTGAGGATCCGCCCATGCTGCAGGAACGTGAGCCCCACCTGGTTCAGCTCGTCATTGTTCTGCGATACCAGCAAACCGTCACGAAAGCGTGTGGCCGTCGCCAGCCCCTGCGGGCCGTAGAAGCACAGAATCAGACTCACGGTCTCATGTGACCGTTGTTCGGCGCTCTCTTCACCCTGCAGGTAAGCGGGATTGAAGTCTTCCTGAATACCGGTAATACCGAATGCGCACCAGGTGGTTCCGGTTTTGGGTATCTGCTTTTGTGGGTCAGTCCAGCGCGGATAAACGAGCGTAGTATCCAGCCCGGTCACGCCGCGAATCCAGCGACTGATTAACCGCTCCAGTTCCGCATCGTAGGGTGGTGAATCACCGACAGGAGCCAGATAACCAGCCGATGTGCTGTCATCACTCAATTGGCGTTCCCCCGTCGAATTCCAGTAGCTCGCAATGCGCCTGGACGAACCCGGCACCATACGCCGTATACGGGTCGACAAACGTCACACGATACTCACGCCCGCGATAAGTCACGATATCGGCATCAAAGCCGGGCTGGCCCTGCGTCAGTCTGAACTGCGTCACGATGAGGATTGCGCCGTTAATGTTCTGTCCGGCAGCCATGCGCTTTGCTTCGAGCGAACGGTCGACGGTCACCACCCCGGAGAACGGAATATCCTGAGGCGTGTTGATCGGGAAGTTATCCTCATCGACCGTCTGCGTCTGCCGGTGACATACCAGCGTCAGGTCGACAAAATCAGGGTCCAGCAGAACCTCTGTCACATCGAGAAAAGGCATTATTTTTTCCTTACGACGTATTGAATCGCACGCAACAGGAAGCCATGAGCGTACAGCGGCTTAATACCTCTCAAACCAGCAGCACGACGTCGCTTAAGCGTCTTTTCGGATAAAGGCTCTAGTCGATCACCATCACCAATAACCGCCTTTGCCGCATCTCGGGCAATCTGTCCAGCGGCTTCAAGATGCTGCTCTGCCACACCAGAATTACCCTCAAGAGCAGCCTGTGCGGCAAGCTTCAGCCGTGCGGTGGTTTTATCCCGAGAATCCTCTATCCCCATATCGAGAAAAGGCCGTGGCGGGAGCGTGACGATCTCGCCGTCAATCTCCACGGTCGCCCCGGTGGACTGCAGGTAACCAATTTCGGCATTACTCAGTGGGGAATCTTCACGTGGAGGGCCAGCGGGAATGCCCACCAGCACATCGGTGCCAGATAGCTTATTCAGTGCGTCGAGAACATCGGCGTAATTGTCAGAGCGTATCGTGAGTCCGCTTTTCATTACGGCGTCCCCAATTGAACTGCTCCCGCACCGAAAATCATCAGATATTCCCAGAACTCAGACCCATAACGGGAGTTATTCCAGAAGCCCGCATTAGGGTCCAGCGTCGCGCTGGCATCGTAGCTTACCGAAACCTTATCCACTGACTTTGACGTCTGCACACCGCTATTTGCACCACCAGCCGAACCAACAGCAACGCCACGCATATCAGCAGCGTACAGGTACAGGTAGTGCGCGACATACAGACCAACAACATAGGGGAAAATATCTTCACCAAAACGCGATTCACTCAGCAGGACATCAGCGAGGGCAAGCCGCGCCTGGATCATTGTGGTTGGGTACTTTGTTTCGTCAGCGAACTGCGGGAATGCTGCCCTGAACTTCTCAGGCGTCGGTAGACTTTGATTTCTTGCCATTAGTGGTAGTCTCCGCCAGCTTCGCTTCGAGTTCTGCAATACGCGCTTCGTACTCAGCAATACGCGGGTCTTCAACCACTGCCGGGGCCTCACCATCAGGTGAGCAATGCGCTTTCACAAACCAATGCTCTGCAACGGCATCATCAACGTCATGAAACCCCGCCGCAAACGGAGTGATTTTGTCGCCGTCGTTAAAGTTGAACGCGGTCAGTACATAGATTTTCTTCATCGGAGTTCCTTAGAAAAAGCCCCTGTGAAGGGGCTGTATCTGGATTAAATGCCATCCATGTAGTTCAGGGTTTCCGGGTAAACCGGTTCAACCGCACCCAGCTTGCCGTAATAGGTCACCAGCTGATACAGGCCGCGATACTGGATCGGGACGCTCTGCAGCGGGACCATCGGGAAGCGAACAAACTTCTTATCATTGGTGTAGGCGACCATGCGATCAGTACCGCCCACACCGCGACCTTTCATCCATTTAACCGGACGAATGTTCAGCGGCTTGCCGTTCTGGTGGTAAGCGATAGTGTTCGTTTCCAGGTAGGTCAGCAGAGACTGGTTACCGGCGCTGGAAACGATGGTGCTAGCAATGAACGAATACTGCTCAGGCGGGATCAGCAAATCTTCCGGCACTTTGGAGTAAGCGGAACGGGCCCATGCATTGCTCAGCACCTGGTTAATGCTGGCGCGGATTTCGTCGGCGGTTGAGGTAGCCCACGTTTTGGTCGCGTTGGTCGGCGTTACCTGAGACAGGTTAAGCAGCCCTTTTGCGCCTTTTGCCGTGTCACCGATATAAACCTGCTCATCGGTGTCCATGTTCCACTTAAGCTGCATGCCGTCGTATTTCTGGGTGTCGATGGGGCGACCGACCTGCGCAGCAGCATTAAGCTCAATAACAGTCCAGCCAAGCTCCATGCCCCACAATTCGAGCGGGAAGCCTTTCTTCTCGATATCAACGTTGATACCGGCAATTGCTGTTGCCAGCGGGCTGATCCAGTTCTTGCCGTTGGCATTAGGCGTGCCAGCCGCAGCAAAGGTGGTGTTGGTGAAAGAACTGATTTCGTCAGCGATAGACACGTCTTCGCGCAACCGAATATCGCGACTCCACGTCTGCGAGGTCAGCGGCAGATTCAGCGTCTGGTCGAGGCGCTCCAGTTCTCCGATGAGAAAGGCACCAGAACTGTCTACTGTTGCCTGGTCAAATGTCATTGGCATTTGCGAATTCCTTAAATATTAAAGGCCAGTTCAATGTTGCCGTTCGTGTCGCCGGGGCCATTGAAGTAAGCGTTGGTGATCTGCACCGTGTTCTCGCCATCAGCAGCGGCAAGGAAGGCACCCAGCGGGCTTGATGCTGTCGGCGTGGCCACGCGCATAAAAACAACCCCACCAAGCGTTACAGAACTGGCATCAGCGCCGAGGTTGACCGTGACATAACCACGCTTCATGCAGTCGCCCGCGAAGTTATAGCCACTCCCGATCTGGCGCACTTTGTCGGGCTGAGTTGTAGTTGGGTAAGGACGAACATAGATACCCACCACAACAGCAGCCGTATCAGCCGCCTCAATCGGCACAAACTTACCTGCCGAAAACTTACCGGCAAGACCGTACGCGGCGAATGCCTTTGTGCTGTCCAGCGTCTGAGGTTCAACCGTCAGATCCTGCGGACGAGAGATTGCGCCGGCGATGCCCGCAGGCATCCGGTAAAGAAAAGTGTTATCCATTGAATGCCTCGTTAGCGTTTAGCCCAGAGTTCCTTCGCGGCAGCGTTAATCTCCGCGATGGTTTTAGTGGTGTTGGAGTTGATAGAGCGGAAACTATCGGTAGTTTTAGTCGCGGTATTGCGATTCTTCGCCAGTTCAGATACAGCGTTAAATGCCATATCTACCGTAGCTTTTTTCAGTTTGGTGATATCGGCATCACCAACGATAGAGCGCACCATCGCCTGATCGGCAGTTGCCAGCACTGAGCGCTTGAATGCGGTAGGCTTTGCTTTGGCGGGCAACTGAATGCCTGGCTGAATCAGATCGGCACGATAGGCGGCATCGCCGGTAACCGCACCCTCTTCCTCTTTCTTCTCCTCCTCATCCTCATCGCCGGTCGCAGCTGCCGGGGTGAGTTTGGCAACCGCTTCAATCAGCGCCTTACCCCAGTCGGGAATTTCTTCTTCTGCATCACCGGTCCCCGGAAGAGCTGGACCCGGCAGCGGGCTTTGAGGTGAGAGATTAATCACCACCCCACCAGGCGTAAGCGTCGAACTCACGTCATCATCACCCGTAACGCTCTCTGGTGGATTATCAATAAGGTTCGCCATTTCGGCGGCGTCGTTGGTTTTACGAGCGCGCACAAGGCGCTCCCACCAGTTTTTGGCTTTATTTGGCATGCTATCTCCAAGTGCGCAGCGAGAACCGGCCCGCCCGTTAGGGACGAAAGCCAGATGATTACCGGTGATCGCGTACTGCTCCGCGATACCCGGCGAGATTTGGCGGTAGTCTGCGTCATACCCGCAGCTAACCTCGTCATCACCATCTGCCACCGCCTGGATAGCTTCCGGTGTTTTTGCGATAACGTCAGCCAGGAGCAGGTCTGCCTGATCTCCGCTACCGCGCCTGACGTTCTGAATATGGCCGTTTGCCAGCCGGCGCCAGTTTTCTGGCGTCACGAAAATGATGTTGCCGTTGAAATCTTTCGGATGACCGATAGTGACTGCCATCCCCTCAAAAGAGGCTATTGTGCGCTCACTAAATACCTCTTCTGGAGTCCGGCGAACGACGATCAACCCCTGAGTATCTGGCTCAATCCCCGGCAATTCCTCCGCGCCGTAGACCTGCTCTCCAGTGCGTCCGATCGATACGTCTTTGAATAGCACCGAGCCATCAGCGAGCTGGAAGCGAGTATTCCCCAGGCGGGTTTTAAAGAAATATTTCATGGTGCCTCGCTAAATGAGCGCGGGGTCAGCGTTGCGAATAAACTCACGGAGCAGCGCCTTAACCTGGCGGACGTTACCGCGACCTGTGGCTTTTAACTCTTGGATCTCGCCAGCGGCGCGATAACGCGCGGTGATGCCGCCTATCGACATTTCGATAATCCTGCGGTCGCCGGCTCGCTTTGATTCGATATGGACCTTTTTCATTCTCACCTCTTCGGGCAACAAAAAAGGCCGCTCAGAGGCGACCTTCGGTTAAGGGTTAATTGTTCAAAATAGCGGGCTATTTAACATAATGGTTCTTACCCGCACCAGCAATGTAATGGCTCAATAGTAATGTCCGCCTGTGGCTCAATTCAGATGTCCGCGCTATGGTAAGCTTCACTGGTCCGTTTAAACTACCGGGAGGCATATCATGAGCGCAGAAAGCTCAGGAGTGTTTACTTTGAAAGAGATCAACCGGATCAAGATTATACAGGACGTCATTGAACGTCGCATCACAACGCGCCGTGCGGCCGAGCACCTCGGTATCAGCGACAGGCAATGCCGCAGACTTCTTGCCCGTTACCGTGAAGGCGGACCGCTTGGTATGGCCAGCAGACGATGTGGCATGCGTGGTAACCGCCAGTTGCCACCCGGGCTCGCAGATCAGGCTCTGGAACTGATCAAGACGCGTTATGCTGATTTCGGTCCGACTCTGGCGCGTGAAAAGCTCGAAGAACTCCACGGACTGTTTCTTGGCAAAGAAACTGTCCGGCGCATCATGGTGCGGGCTGGCTTATGGGTTCCCCGTAAACAACGTGCCGCAAGGATCCCTCAACCACGGTACCGGCGTCCGTGTACTGGTGAGCTGATACAAATAGATGGCTGTGATCACGACTGGTTTGAAGGCCGTGGCCCGGCCTGCACCGCGCTGGTCTATGTTGATGATGCAACCAGCAAACTGATGGAACTGTTGTTTGTTAAATCGGAGTCCACGTTTTCTTACTTCGAAGCCACGCGGCGCTATATCGATAAGCATGGTAAACCGCTGGCACTGTACAGCGATAAAGCCGGTGTTTTTCGTGTTAACAATAAACACGCCACAGGCGGAGACGGGCATACTCAGTTTGGGCGAGCCATGCATGAACTGAACATCCAGACTATCTGTGCAGAAACCAGTCCCGCCAAAGGGCGTGTAGAACGAGCTCACCTCACTTTACAGGATCGTCTGGTCAAAGAGCTGCGGTTACAGGGCATTTGTTCAATGGAGGCTGCAAATGACTTCGCTGAGGCCTATATGGCTGACTATAACCGCCGTTTTGGCAAAGTACCGCGACATGATTTTGACGTACACCGTGCTGTAGAACATGATGAGGACCTGGGGCTTATTTTCACTGTTCGTGAAAAACGTAAAGTCTCAAAATCGTTGACGATACAATATGATAAAATGTTGTACCTGATTGAAGACAGCGAACTGAGTCGCCGTGCAATAGGTAAATATATCGATGTGTATCACTATCCTGATGGCAGAAAAGAGCTGCGCCTGAACGGTACGCTACTTCCCTACTCTACCTACGACCGACTGTCAGAAATCGACCAGGGCGCGATTGTCGATAACAAGCGTCTTGGCCGAACCCTGGAGTTTATCAGTCTGGTGCAGAGCAAGCGGGATAACACGCGCTCTCAGTCAATTCCCGCTGGAGATGGCCCTTCCCGACGACGGCCAAAGCAGGAAGGGAAGAAATCCCAGCGCTCACTGGATAATGATGACATGCTCGAAGCACTCAAACAGCTTCAGTCACGTTCAGAGGACATTTTGGTAAAAGAGCCCGCTGATGGTACTCACTGGCCGGACAGTGGTTGCTCACCAGTTGATATTGTCCGGCCAGACCCATGATGTATTATTCATTTCGTTCAGCATCTTTATGTCCTGCTTTTCACGGGCATACTTACCCCATAATGAATGAAAAGAACGAACAATACTGATTAACTGCTTTTTTCTTTGCTCCGGAGATAGGCTGATAAAATAGCAGCACCTGCTGTCAATATTATCCTCAATGAAATTAAAATCAGAGTCTGATGCATATTTTACTGTTAGCATAATATCATTCGACGTTGTTCTCTCAGACTCTGTTAATGCTGATTCTATCAGGTATTCAAAGGCATACATGACAGACAGCTGGTTTTTGTCTGTCTGAATATAACCCATTGAGTTTCTGAGTATTGAGGACTGTACCAGGACCAGAGGCCATAAAAGCTCAACACCATAAAGCTTATATGTATCATGTTGATCATACTGATGTTGCTCAACACGACGATTACCTTCCCGTGCTTTACGAATATCATAGGCAAGGGATAACATAAATCCGTCTTTAACTTTAATCAGTGGGCTTTCATCCACGATGTAATGAATGAGTTCATGTAATTCATTCAGGGCTTCTGAATCTCCCCACAGTATAAAACCTGCATTGTTCGGCGTTAACTCGTATCGAAGCATGGGCTCAATCATCCTGTTGTTTCAGTCGGAGGAAAGTCTATCAGTAAAGAGAATGAGAGATCAAAGTGGTCATTTTAATTGAGCTGGATAACGGACATTTCAATTGAGCCTTGACAAGCCGGATCCCTCCCATGATGAAATGTCCGCCAAAGGCTTATTTCGTCAGGATAAGTAGCAGAAAGTGCGTGAATAAAACGTGCATAAACAGGGTCAAAAAGTGAATAGGGATTTTTCGGCGTGAGGTGGCTATTTCCTGATGTTTAACCTCTTCCCAGGGCTTCCCAGATATCCATTGCCGTATCAGTCGGGGCGAATGCCATAATGAATGCATCAGCCACGTTCGGTGACGGAACATCACGCTTAGCGAGGTCTTTCTTGCTCTCCACCATTACGCGACCATTCTTGTCAAAATCACGGTGCGGGGTGGTAAGTTCCAGCTTGAGCTTTTCCAGCAGCGGACAGGATGAGTCAATGCTAATCAGCTCATCTACCGGGTACTGCTCGCCGTTCTTTACCGCGTTGAAGGTGTTACGGAAGCGATCCGCTACCAGCCACCAGGCTTGCGCTTTGAGGTTGGCGAAAAAATCCTTGTTCGGGATGCCAATATATTCGTAGTCCGGCTCATTCACACCAGCGCCAGCATTGAAACGCTGATAGTTGATGCGGGATGCATTCATGTTTTCGCGCTTACGATCCTCATTAATTTCTGAGAATTTCGCGCCAGCAGATGCCCCAACGCCGATTGAGTCGTAGACGATATCAGCATCACGCTCCAGTGCCGCCTGATAGGTACGCTGGCAGCTCTTCAGCAATTCGTCTTCTTTCGCCTTCCACTCATCCGCCCAGTACACGACGGAGCCGTGACGATAGACGTTAGCGCACTTATCGGCGCCGCTATCAGCAACGTCGAAGCCAATACGCTTGCGCCCGCTCGGCTCGAAATTAAGGACTTTATGGGCATCAACGGCCGCCTCAATCCATGACAGTTTGATAATGGCCGCATCATCATCAGACTCCGGCACACCCTCGTAGACGTGCTTAAACCCGTCTGGATCACGCCGCCTGGCAGCTTCGATAACCTTCAGCATAGTGTCGGACAAAAAGGGGTTTTCATCGTAGTTGATTTTGCGTATCAGCGTATCTTCTGGCGGATCGACCACAAAGTTACGCCACACGAAATCAGTCACCAGTCCGGGGTTAAAGATAAACCAGCACTCTGAGCCCTCTTTACGGATGGTAGGCTCCAGTATCTTCCACTGGTATTCCGTCAGCGCGTGGGCCTCTTCAAGCCACAGAACGCTGATACCTTCCAGAGACTTAATCTCTTCAATGTTGCGCCAGAGCCCATAAAAGACGAATTCAGACCCGGTCACCCGGTTAATGATTTTGTTGTTCAGAATGCGGAAACGATGCCGCAGGCCAAAGCGGTCAATCTGAATTTTGAGCAGGGTATACACCGACTCTTCAATTTTGTTCTGGATCTGACGTGCACAACAAAAGCGCAGGCTGTATTTATTCGACAGAAATATGGCTATGCCAGCGGCATCCCACGATTTTGACGATGACCGGCCACCATAAAGCACTTTGTTACGCGCCTGCGTCGTCCAGAAGCTACGCAGGACCGGATTCAGCGTCGGTTTGGATGTCAGAGTAGAAGTCATTGAGGTCACGCTCTCCGTTGCCATCATCAATACCTGCATCACGGCGAAGACGATCGGCCTCCAGCGACACCTTATCAGTAGCAGCCTTGCGATAGTCCGTATCAGCAAATATTTTGCCTACCGTCGCAAGCGTGCCGACGATGGACTCAATACGAACGGTATTGCGCATCATCGCCTTCTCGGCGGCACTGATATTTTCCATCAACACCTTTCTTTCCTGGTCCCCTTCAGCATCATCCAGCTTGGTCAACCACCGGCCAATATTCTCTGCGGCGACAAGGTTGTTAGCCCGAAGGCGAAATAATTCGTCTTCGAGTGTCAACGCTTTCGCGTCTTCAATGACCTCATCTTTAAGCAGAAGGCGGCGGGCGTAACCTCCATGCTTTAACGCCTGCTGGTTGCCGGGTTGGAATGAGTTGGTCGGAGGATCGGTACGCACCCCGCGTATCGGTTTCGTATCTGGTGGAGGTTCGGCTTTTGGTTGCGTACTTTTTTGCGTACGTCCAGCGCTGGCAGGCTTTTCGCTGGTACGCGCCTTACTCTTTTGCGTACCACTTTGCGTACCATTTTTGCGTACCTGCGTACCGCTATTGCGTACCCAGTCAAACTTTTTAGCCCTCTTCCTGATAGCCCCTTCAGTAACGCCGTATTTATCGCCTATATCACGGAGACTAAGGACTCCGGCCCGGTATGCCGATTCGATGGCCTCCCAGTCCGGTTTTGCCATAATTTTGTCCTCGCCTTGACATTATCGAGCCACCTCTGGAAGTGGCTCTGTAATGCCTGGGTAATCATTTTGATACCTGAGTTTTAGCTATTAGTGATGAATATCTGATCAGCTACATACTGGAGCTGTTATTCTTCAACGGAAGGCCACCACAATTATCTGAAAGGAGTATTTATGTCTGAACTCGAAGAGCGCATTGCTGATCTCGAAGGAATCGTTAGCGACCTGCAACTTAGCGAACATGCATCAAGAATCGCTATCACCATTCTTAGTTCAGTTGTGAATAGCATGTCCCAGACCCCTGGATTGTTAGCTCAAAGCTATGCTGATGCAGCCGCCAAAGCCGGCCCGATAGAGTTTGACTTTCCTACGCCAGAAGGTTACGAAGAGCTTCTTCACCAGCGTGTTCTTTCACTTCTCTCAAAGAGTGAAGAAACCAATTAATATACACATCAACCTTGAGGCAATAATACATATTGCCTCAAAGCCTTCATCCCTACTGCAATCCTCTTTTCCTTTCCGCCTGCCTGATGTCAGCCTTATCGCGGTTGCACTGCCCAAGCGCTGATAGCAGACTGACGTTTAAATCCAGGCTCTGCCCCCACGTCAGGTTGTCAGGGATTTCCGGTTGCGGAGTGTCAGCCATCAGGCTCGCCGGTAACGGGACCACCGGCACTTTGACGTAGACCGTTCGCGTATTGCTGCAGCCGCTTAACTGCGCCAGCAGGCACAGGGCGATTAGTGCAATCATCATTCGCAACAGCAACCCGGATATCAGCCGAGGCTCCCGATGCGTCCAGTGCGATCTGCTCTTTTGCATGCTGATTGGCCTCGACGATGGTGTTGAATATGTTCATGGTGGTCAGAACGTTGGAGGTGATCGCCTGTGCTGCGTTTACCTGCTGCTCGGCGCTATCTGCTCGGGTTTTCTGCTCAGCAGCAGCGTTGTGGTAATGCATTGCCAGCCACCCAAGGCAAACAACCAGGCAGATCACAATGGCGCTGATAATGGCGGTTAACCGGCTCATTCTTGACTCCAGAGACAAACTTCGCGCTCAATCTCGCGGCGAGTTACCAGACCTTTCCACTGCTTACCTTTGGCATAGGTCCAGCGGCGCAACTGGTCACATGCACCTTTCTGGTCGCCCTGGTTAATTTTGCGCAGCAGAGTGGAGGTCTGGAAGTTCCCAGCGCCGACGTTATAGGCGAATGAGTAAAGCGCCCCACGCATTGTTTCGGGGATCGGCTTCTGGATGTATGGGTTAATCTGGCGAGCGACGGCGTTCAGGTCTTTACTGAGAAGCGCACGGCATTCAGCCTCGGTGTACTTCTTGCTGAGCATGATGTCTTTGCCAGTGTGGCCATAACAGACAGTCCAGACGCCTACCACATCCTGATAGGGATCGTACCGCACACCTTCAAGACCATCGTTCCCGGTTGGGCCGGTGATGAGCGCAGAAGCAATGGCTATGGCGCCACCGCCGATGGCAGCGATAACGCTATTCCTCAGTTTTGGTGTCATAGCCATTGAGCCGATCCTCGCGTTCTTTCCGCCGGTAGTACCAATTCACCCCACAGGTGGTAATGGTGCAGGCGATACCGACAATAATTGCCCAGTCACTCAGGGTCATCCCCGCTATTTTGTCGGCCAAAATCCATACCTCTGCCTTAACTGCCCCGGCATACGCCTTTGCTGAGACACCGCAGCCCGTCAGTGCGGTCCCGGTGCCGTATGAAAGTCTGCTGTAAATGGTGCTCATTTTTGTCATAACCTCACCTCCGTTGATGACGGATGGCGCTGTGCGTAAAGGGGAAAAGAGGCCCAGGCCCTGCGGGCTGATTTATCAACAAAGCACGTCGGGGATGATTCCCGAGGGTCTGGGCATGCTCAATAAAAAACCCGCTCAAGGCGGGAAGAAATACCAAGGGTAAAAGCGACGGCGGTAGCCGTAATAGTCCCAAGGTAGAGGGATTGGAGCATCTGGCGGGGATCGAACCCGCATTTTCTGGTTGGAAGCCAGATGTAATTACCAAACTACGACAGATGCAATCTGGTTCAGAGCTCTGCGCGGAAGGGCTTTGACGTGTCGTGCAGCACGTATCTACCCAAGAGCCCTGACCGGAGTGCAGAAACGACAAAGCCCAAGGTGGTTAGCCTTGGGCCTTTAATTTTTTTCTTGCTGCTCAGTTCGCTTTAACGTCCCGAGCCTATCACAATTCAAGCACTTTCCGCGCAACTATTCAAGTAAAATCTGTCGCTATTTGTGCCAAACGCGTCACACATTGGCGCGTAAAGCATCGATTCTGCCAAATTTAGCCAAACATCAACCCTGCTCTCGCAAGTCCTCAAGCACCATTCTGGATGCTTTTCGTTAAGCTCTTTCGCCATCGACTTCTTACTCATGCGATAGACATACCGATCCTTGATTAGCTTATAGAGAGCTTTATTCCCGGAGCGCACAAGCTCGGCGCTAAGCACTGAATCAATTTTCAATCCCTCCTCGTCAGTACAAAACGCCAGGCCGCTTTTATTTTTACCGCTGAGGATTTCCTTGAAGAAGGCTTCCAGTTCAGGTTTGGTAATACCCGATTTCTTCATACGGCGCAGTGCGTCATTGATAGCAGTCTTCGTTATCTTCCCGGATGCCAATAGCTGGTTAAACATGTTGCCGCCGCTACCGCCTCCAATGTATGACCAGCGGCCCCACATGCGCAGCTTTCCCTGTATCCAGATGCTTTCCAGCGTACGGAGGCGAATCATTTCACCTGACTTACCAACTTCAGAAGGGTTGATCATATATTCACCTCATTTTGGGTATTGCTCTGGCCAGCAGCAAACTGCGCCAGTGACATAAATGCGCGGCCCTTATCTTCAAGCACCGCTCGATTGATGTAACTAAACCGCTCGCCAGCCCATGACTTATCAAACACGACAATGGCGCCAGCGAAAAACGCACTGGTCGGCCTTTGTTTGTCGTCGGCTGGCTTAAACCACTCGGGCAGATCGAAACCAATTCGCCCACGAATAAAGCAGACGTGATCCGCATCTTCCGGCCACCACGTTTCGCTTGTTGCTGACTTCACCAGGAAGACATAGCGACCGCCTTTCTCGCGTTGCGCAGCCGCGTAATTCATGATGTGAGCCATGCCAGTGATGGCTTGCTTTTCGTGATATTGAGAGCGGCTATACGGTGGATTTCCGAAGGCTGCGCCGTCAAGATCAGCCAAACGGCCAGACCAGTCTTGCACCAGCGCATTATCTTCAGCGGTATACCAGGCTGGGCATTTTGCGTTACTGTCGTCGGCGAACAGGTCCAGCACCAATGGGCCAAACATCGCATTAATGCCCCAGAACAGCGGATCCGGGGTACGCCATTGGTCGCCAACCTCTTTTAATTTATGAGATGCCGCTACGCGCTGAGCAGCAAGGGATTCGCAGTAAGAATTAGTCATGCCGCCTCCTGTGCTTTTTTAAGTGCGCGTAAGTCGGCGTATGCTTCAGTTCGGATGGCATCCAGTTCTTCAATAGTCCAGCGGTGAATCCGGTTGTCGTTATCAAGCTCCTGTACAGTAGCTTCACCGTATTTTGCCACCAGCCCGACGCGGTAGGCTTTGATATTCCCTGACTTGCCTACGTTGCAGTCATCACACTGAAGATTGATATTGATGCGGGTAAACCGCAGGTGAGAGGCTTTGGCAACGGTTCGATAATGTCCGGCATGCCAGATAGCGGCCTGGTGAGTTCCACATGAAATACAGCCCTCTCCATTGGCAAGGGCCATTTCACGGCAAAGGGTATTTACTACCCGCTCTGTAACTTCCAGCCAGTGACTGAGGGGCTCTTCTGCCGTCTTTGGCTCAGGACGGATATGGTGAACGGGTTTATTTTTTAACCGGTCTTGCGCTTTGGCTTTTTGCTTTTCGCGCTGAAGCGTCAGGTACTGGCCTTTATGCTCTTCACAGCACCAGTAAACATTAGAATAGGTAAGGTTAAACCAGGCACCGCAACCGGGTGCTTTGCATCTGCGACGGGGGTCTCTCATATCGCACCGCCTGGGCGCGACAGACAAACAGAAACACCGCGCACAAAGGCACGGCGTAGAATGGCGTTGCTGCGTTTTTGCGTCATCACTTTACTCCGGTGATGGCGCGATAGGTTCGGTGTTCAGCCGAAGTGATAAGTATAAATCAGCTTTTCTTCTTCCGGAAGAATCTTTTACATTGCTTGTGAGATTCCTCGGTATTTATGATTTCCCCATCCTCCATTGGGGTAAGAACAAAAATCCCCCCAGGCAGGCTATCAATGACATAACGACCCAGAATGCGAATTGCTTCAATAATCTCTTTCTCATTCATTAGTTAGCACCTTGTGAATATTCCATAATTAGTGGTTTTTGCTTTTCCTGTACAGTGATGGCTAAAAATGAACTCGCGACGTTCTGGAATACAATGACATATTTAGATCGTCCATCAAGACCCTATTTTCACGGATAGAAGAGAATAATCAAAAAAACACAAATAACAATAAATTCAATATCTTAAATGAAAGTTACGAATATAAAAAAGTCATTCACATTTTTTCTCTGGCGCAACCCCCTATTTCACTCAGATAGAAGAATCCAGCCAATTTCAGAATTTAATTAATTGCATGTTAAATGGATCAGCAGAAAACACTACCGCGACAAAGAATGCACATTTTGTGTAGTGTGCAAGCCCCTATTTACTAGGCCAGAAAAAGAAAACCCGCAAAAGCGGGCTTAAGGTGATGGGCTAATAATCACTGAAGTAACTTGGGTTCGACCTTGCTGTGAATCTCCCAGAGGCTAATTCCACAGCTACCGCAGAAGTTAGCCAGGTAGTCCAGGCCTGACCACTCCCGAACGCCACCACGAGCAGCCTCTACAAAAACCGCGATATCCTTATCACGCCATAAACCAAACAACCTCCATCCGCCGCCATCAGGGCTTTTTACCGCAACGATGCGGGTAAGAACTCCCGCGTTGAACAGTTCGGTGAAGGCTGGTTTCTTCCTGGTTATCATTCGCATAAATACAAACCTGTGATTTGTTGATAACAAATAGCGTGTTTGCGTTTTATGGCTTCACCTCCTGAGGGACGGCTGCGAGCAAGCGCTCTATTTCATCGTGAGCATCACCGCAACAGATTGCGCTATAACAGCCACGACTTCCGTCGCTATCGAGCAGACGGTTAACGGCACCGATTAGACCACCCGGAATTACCGGAGAGTTTCCTGGCGCTGCCTGGTACATCCGCCACAATGCCTGCGTTACTGGATGATTAAATACCTTGCCGTCCCACTCCATTCTCAGCTCGTAACCCCGGTCATCAGCGCATACCAGGTCCATTTCTGACCAGTTCCAGAACTCATTACACAGGGAGATGAAATGCTCGCGTGAGCGATTGGTTGACGTTTCCGCGATTTCCCGACAATTGTTGGTTGACGAATTTGAATTTTCCCGGCAGTTGCCAGCCTGGAGCACAGCGGCGCGGCAGGCGTTCCAAAGCGCTTCTTCATACATCCACGCTTTACCACCGCATGCCTGGCAGAGAATGTCGTAAACGCTGTCAGGTATATCCTCCGGCACTACCGGCGCCGGCTGCGCGTGGCGATAGAGCGGGATAATTTCCGTCAACCCATACTCCCAGCCGAAACGATCCACTTGAGCTTCAACAACGGAGCGAGTGATGCCGATCGCATCGTCGTACGCCTCACCGTGATAAATAGCCATCCACGCCACCGGCTCGCAGTCCATTGCGGCCAGCGCCATACGCGCCAGTTCTTCAATTTCATCGTGAGATGGCGGTAGCGTCATTGCGCGATGAAAGTTAGCGATTAGCTCGATACGCTCTCTGGTTAATTTGCTGGTCATTGGTTGGCTCCTTCTGCTGCCCGGTTAACTATCACGCCGTCGTATACTTCTTTGAGGTGGCCGCGTAAGTCCATGCGACGGAGCGCGCTAAACATGTAATCGCATTCCGCCTGTTTGTTAGCCTGAAACGGCTTGCTGTCCCGATTAACCCACTCCCAGTTGCCAGGCCAGCCGTGAACCTTTTTAACCCGACCTTTGACAACGTGAAGCAATCCCCAGCCAGGCTGCAAATCCTCAATGTTTACGATACCCGGCTCACTAATCATGAAACGCCAGTCTCCCATACCCTTCTCGGGTTCAACACGGAAAGGCTTCTTGCGGTCGACCAACAAGTCAGAACGAGAGCATTTAGCCTCAATCAGACAACTGGCTCCATTGCGAAAGCCGATTGCATCAGCCTGCTCACCGTATGGCGTCCATGCTCGGAACCGGTCATGAAAGGCCACCTTGAAACCGTTGTTTTGCAGAAAGCGGCAGGCTATCTGGCAGAGTTCATCGTGTGTCAGTGCCATCACTCAGCCTCCCACTTGATGCCTGCGGCGCGGTCTAAACGCTCAATTTCCGCGAGAATTAACGCGCCAGCTTTAACCAGGTCACGCCGTGGGTTTGTTTGTTTCCACCACGTGGTCGACCATGGCCAGTGGGCTGGAGTAGAAAAACCCTGATTGTGTGCATGAATTGCGTAACAAGCCGCAGCATCAGCGAGCTCACTATTTTGATAGCCATCATCGCGCTCAGCAGTCCATCCCTCCGCCGCAACCTGGCGCTGACGTTCTGCCAATACATCAGCAGCGGCGGCGGTGACGGTGCGGGACTCCAGCTCGGCGATGCGGCGCTTTAATTCCTGGTTTTCAACGTTCAGAGACGCTGCCGCCTCCCAGTCAACCGCCGCTTCGTGCTGCGCCTTCTCCAGCGCCTCTACCAGCGCCAGCACGTTCTCGTGACTAGCTAACGCGATGAACTTAGCGTCCGTCCTATGCAGCGCAAGACCATAGTCGCTCGCCAGTTGCTCTTCGTTCCACCAAGTTGAACCTTCTTCTGCGATTGCTTTCTCTGCTGCCGCTTTCAGGCTCTGCGCCAGTTCGGTGATATCAGTTGTCATGCTGCATCCTCCCCAAGCACCCAGCGCAGAGCATCAGCGTATTCACCGCTGGCGCCTTCGAGGGCTTTTGTGATTTCCTTACGGGATTTTAGGCGCGACTTTTTGTCGCCCAGGACGGCACGCTGCCGGCGGGCTTTTTCATGACCGGTAGTGCCTGCGGTCGCCGCTTCGATTTCTGCTACCTTTTCCCGCTGCTCTTCGGGTTTCAGTGATGCCAGTTGACGCGCCTGGGTAACGGTGACTGTGCCAGATTCCACCGCATCCCTGACGGCCTGAGTAGCATCGAGGAGGGAGAGCGTTGCTCGAACGGTCTGCACGCTGCAGCCAAACAACACTGCAATGTCGTCCTCATCGAGCCCGCGGTCGAGTGCATCTGACATTTTTTTAGCCCGGCCAAGCGGTGTATCAGGTCGGCGAATTTCGTTTTCGCTGACCATGTATTTAGCCATCTGATTTGCTGATCCGCGCTTAACGACCCCAGGAACAAGCAGGGGGTCTTTGCCTTCTTTCAGAAAGAGTTTATTTGCCTCCAGTGTATGTTTAACGCGCTGACGGCCTCCAACCACGCAGGTGAGCCCCGTTTCAGGGTCTTTCCAGACGATAATCGGCTCCAGTACACCCAACTCCTTGATGTTCAGAACCATCCCTTCGTCGATCGGCAGGTGTACGCGCTCGTCGTAAAGAGGGTGTGTCTTATCAGTCACCAGGTGCAGCTTTTCCGGTTCGAAAAACAGAACGTTGCTTTTGCCGCTGGCTCCGTAAGCGTCTACTGAGTTCTTAGCCATTTTTAACCTCGTTGTTATTCACCGCCGCTATCCATTTTTTCTCTATCGCCTTCCGGGCATTTGCTTTTCCACCAGCCCAGTAACTATGCTCGACGCGATGGTGCTCATACGGGCACATCAGGGAAACTGAACAGGAACCGAATGTGTAATTCTTCCAGCTAAATTCCGGAGAAAGCCCACACTCAGGGCACACAGGTAATTTCACTGAGCCACCTCGCGGAGTTTGCAAAATTTAATGCTGTAAAACGGACTGTCAGGGTTGGTGATTTTGGAACTCAGGAAACCCGCCTCTTGCAATCGTCCGCAGCGGTAGTGCGGCCGATCGATAGTGCCGACCAGAGACTGCCACTCAAACCAGACACCAACCGGGACAGACTGGAGCAACTTGATATCTATCGCCGTGAGGTTATGAGACGCTCTGGACGGTGTTTTATCTCCGCCAGGCATCCAGTAGCCGTTCAGGTTCTGCGCCTTGCCTTCACGCTCCAGCACCAGAAGGCGTGCCAGCATTTCAGGTGGTTGCAGGTCGAAATATCCAGCAAGGTCGCGGCAGGTTACTTTTCCTAACTCGCTCAATACGTCAGTGATTTTTTCCATCAGATTTAATCTCACGCTTAAATTTGTTAGCCCCGAAAACCTTTCGGGATGTTGGTATCAACTTTGCCGCTAAACCCAAGGTTGCCGCCGACTGCGAGGTTTACCGGGCACAGCTTCAGAGCCAACTCAGGCCATTTGCTGCGCAGTGTCTTCATGGATTGAATTTTTGAGCACCAGAACTGGTCGCGCTGAATACGCTCAATCATGGTGCGCATTTGGTCATGGCTGCAGCCGTGCTCCTGGCGCAGCAAACGAACCTCTTGCGCCCAGGCTACAAAGTTTGGTTCTCTCGGTTTTGCCAGAGAGCCGTCGAACTCTGCAGCACGCTCGTACATCTCGATGATGGTCGACCAGAACCACATCGCGAGATCGAAATCGTCATCGGTAGCCAGGATGCCGTCTTCGGTAGCATCAGGAAGATTTTCTTCCGGGGTGACTGTTTTCTGAGTCGATTCAGAAAAGTTATCCACAGGAGAAATCTCTCCCGCGTGGTTTTTATGATCTGTATGTAGTGATCTGTTTTTAAGATCTGTATAGAGATAGGATTCGGCTTGAGAGCCGTTTCCAGGATTCGGCTCTTGAGCCGTTTCCATTCGGCTCTTGGGACGAATGCATTCGGCTCTTGAGCCGTTTCCATTACTTTCAACTACTTGCTTCGATTCGGCGTTTAAGCCGTTTCCATTCGGCTCTTGAGCCGTTTCCATTACTTTCAATGACTTATTCCCATTCGGCTTAAGAGCCGAATCCAGTATTTGCGGGAATATCCGGGAAATGAGTGCATCCTGATCGATGCGGTAGTGTTTTTTTGGCGTACCAGCTACCTGGCGAAGCTCTTCTTCGATAACTCCTGACAGGTACTGATCTGTGATTTTGAACATCGCCTTTCGGACCACATCGCCATCTTTAGCACGCACCTCCTTTGCAAGCGCCGCATGCTCTTTGTAAAACCAGCCATCGTCCAGGCTTGACTTACCAGACCAGAACACCAGCTGGTTCAGGATGGCGGCCAGCAAATGCTGCTGCCTGTCTCCTGCAAATAAATCCAGATACGGTCCGGGGATCGTGATGCAATTCCCCTGTCCTGACATGGCCTGAACAATGTCAAAGACCTGATTGTTCATACCGAAACCTCATTGTGTAGCCGTAAAAACTCTCTCAATCCCACCCAGCCAACAGTCCCGCAGGCTTTGCGATAGGAAACATCTTTCTCGGTTGCCGTGATTACCGTCACCATGTGGCCCTTCTGCCTGTGCTGAAAGCGTGCTCCGGCCTTAGGGATGCCGTTGCTTGCACGATCTCCTTCAGACGGCGCATACGCTGGATAAGCCCGTTTCAGCCGAGCAATCAATTCAGCAGCAGACTGGTTACACATAGTCACCTCCGGAATCAGTGGTATTTCGTTACTTCAACAGCACCAGGCTGATACGCCTTGCTGTAAACGGCCTCGATAGCGTCATCATGCGCATCAATCGCCGTACCAATGGCGTGCTGGGCCGCCAGGAGCGCCCGGCGCTCAATGGTGTCGTAGATACTCAGTCGATGACGGATTTCACGCGGGAGAACGCGCAAGATGGCCGGGAGCAGAATGCGGATTTTCTCGCGCTGCAACTCTGTTTCCCCCTTCAACCAGCGATGGAAAATATTCTGCTGATTAGCCCAGGTCTTACCTGGTACCAGGCGAAGCTGATTACCACCAATACGCGCATACTCTTCAGCGATTGCATTTGCAGCGAACGCCTGACCGACTTCTGCAGCCCAGGCCAGAAGGGCCATTTCAACGTGCTCGTGTTTGATTTCCATCAATCAGACTCCTTCTGTCGCTTGGTGATAATTTCTTCCGTAAGCCCGCTGATAGGTGTCGGGTGAAGATCCGGACGAAGTTCGTGGGGAGTGACAACCCACCCGCCCATCCGACAAAGAGGAATCACGCGGTCGCTAGGTACGCTATTGCGGCTAATCCAATTTGCTACTGATTGGCTAGATTTAAAGTTGAACATCCGCGCGACGCAGGAAACATTTCCAATCGCCCTGACGGCCTTCTCTGTGATGTTTTTGTATGGCGTAAGCATTCTTACCTCCTGTGAGTTGGTAAGTAGAGAATACTACACAAAGTAGAGAATGCAACTACTTAAAATAGAAATGACTAAAAACACGCCCTGCCGTAATCTTCTACCTATGGTAGAAAAATCGAATAAGCATCAAGACTTCGCAGACCGCCTTAACCAAGAGATGAGTAAAAAGAACTTGTCTGTTAAGCAATTAAGTCATGCGGGACAGGTCACCTACGAAATGGCTAGGCGGTATACACTCGGCACAGCAAAACCACGCGATGAAAAGCTAATTAGAATTGCGGAATGGTTGAACGTGCCTCCAGCCTGGCTCGACTACGGGGCAGTAGAAAACGTAGCTGAATCCAATATCGTTCCAGAGGCTTCCACCTCCTCCCATCCAGATAAAGGCGACGAAACAGAATTCACCAGCTTAAGCGATGAAGAGAAACGCCTGATTCGAGTCTTCCGAAAATTCCCTGATGCCGAAGCAAACAACATGCTTCTGGCCTTTGAGATTCGCTATAAGAAGCTCCTGGAGTTCTACAGCGAATACGCAGACCCAGACAAAAAATAACCCCCAAACAACTTTCCTAAACCCAGCAATGCTGGGTTTTTTTGTGTCTTCAAAACAATAAAACAACCAAAAGTAGATATTTATTTCTACTTTTGATGTTGACCAATCTACTTTATGTAGTATTCTCTACTTATCGACACAACGGTGCGATAGGTTAAACGTTCCGCTACCCGGCGATAAGGGCTAACTAACGAGGTGAATATGGAAAGCAAAGATCTGGTAGTGATTAACGGTCAGCTATGCAGCAAAGACGTTGCCCTGCTGATTATTGAGAAGGTTTTACCTACCGTTCTTGTGGTGGTGGCTGAAAAGGTGAGGGACAGGCGAACCAAGGATGAAGTGAAAGAAGCAGCCACAACCGTAGTTGAAGCCGCTATATCGGCAATTAGTTTGAAGAGCCTAGTTGCTCCCAAGTCTTGATCGCTTTCGCACTTTCCTCTTCCTCACGCTTTGTAAGCAGGGAGAGAAAATCAACCTCAGAGCGGTCGACTTCAGAAAGGAACTCTTCAGGGGTGATTTCTTTGGGTTGAGTTGATGCGTAAACAACGGCCAAAAGCCAAGCCTTATCATCTTTATTCATGATTTACCTTTGCTGGTTGTGTGAGAACTCCAGCATACCACCGAGCCTGAAGTGGTGAAAAGACAGGCAAATAACAGACCTTGCAATGCAGTGAATGCGGCTATGCGCACGCGGTTCAGTTAAAGCGGTACAACAACGGTCATTCATGTTGTGGGGAAAAAGCAGGCCGATACCAGTTGTTAACTGGCTGGTATCACCGGGAGGCACCCGGCACTGCATTGCAAGGTCTGTTGGCACTGAAATTCACATGACTGCGAGGGTAGCAAATGATCCGCGAACATGAAGTTCCTGCATGGCACCGGTTCTGCATTAAGGTTGCCTTGTTTTTGGCTGCAGTTGTCGTTATCAGCTTCCCATTCTGGAGTAACAAATGAGCAGAAACGGCATTCGTTCTCTTGTGATTTTACTACTCATTATGCTGGTTATCTGGCCAGTTGTGATTATCAAAATTCTCCACGTTACGGGGGTGTTTAATGGCTAGTTTACCGAAACATAATCCTCGCGTTCAGGCAGCTCAAAGTAAGCTCGCCATTGCGCAGTTTATTGGCAACAGAAACATGTGGGCACAGGCTATGGCGTCCATGAAGGATATCCATAATTCTGCAAAACACGTAGAGGACAACATGTTTTGTGGCCGCGTAGATGCGCTGTCTGGTCTTAAATTTAGAGATATTATTTTAAATCATGATATGTACGGAGACTTAATTTCCGTCGATGCAGATTCACTTACTGCGCAATATAAAATAAACACTGAAGTCTCGTTTTAATAATCATCATTATACTTAATGCCTTAACTGGCAGGTATAAACACAAGCTAAAAACATCCGGAGTCATATAAATGGAAGAATCAAAAATTCGCTGCTACGGCTGCGGCAGCACCTTTACGCGTGAAGAGCTACAATACCGCCCCTCGGGTAAAGGTGCCTACCGGAGAGAAATATACTTATGCACGACTTGCAATGAGAAAGAAAAGCAGAAAAACGCCCTCTCTGCCTCTATCTCTACATTTAGTAAATCATTGCCAGCCAGACCGGGCTATATGAGCAATAAACGCTGGTAGGTGAAAAATGATTATAACATCTAACCGCATTCCTCCCCACATTAATGAAAAGGCATCGATTATTCTGAAAATGTATGCCAGTGGCAAAATAAACCCATGCCGAATTAAGTGTGGAAACTTAAGTTTAAAGGTTGGCCGGAAGTGGCGTTTATTGTCACAAGATGATGGTGAATGCTGGAAAGTAATGAGCCACGAAAAATACAACCAACTTAAAGACAGGAAGCAGAAATAATGAAAATCGAATTTAACGATCAGGGAACTGTTTCAACAGTCACTGTGACCAGCTCGGTTTTTGAGTTCAGACGACACAACCGGGTGATTGATATTGCTCTGTTCCTTACTCCAGATATGGCCAGTAGAAGCAGCGGTTTCTTCATTATGCGAACAATCCTGAGCGGGAAAACAAAACACGCTCTTCGAGCATATAAACACCTGATCAGAGAGGCCATACGATGAGCAAATCACTAAACGCACGTTGCATCCGCCGCTGGGAAGTCGAATTTAAACCTCTGTGCGACTCAAAGGTGAATCCGTATTGGCGTAAGCGTGATCTACGGGGATTTATCCGAGAGGCAGCGCTCACCACTGCTTATAGCATGGTAGAGAGCATGGCTGAACGTAATGCCAAAGTTGACTTTGACGGGTCTCTACAAGGCTGGACTCCTGAGTTCTCAGAATGGTACCGGAAGCGTCGCGAAGTGTATCTCAAAGAAGCCCGTGACTGTCTGAATGAAGAAGTCACCAACGATGAGATCGACGAAGAGATTCAAAACGAGCTGGAGGCCTGGAATGACTGATATTACCAAGCTATGCCAGAGCGCCAGAATCCGCGCTGAATGTGGTGAGTATCTTTCTCCTGAAGAAACGATTGAGCTGGTAGAAATACTGGAGAAAGAGATTGCCATGCGCCAGCAAAATCTCGGTATAAAACTGAATTTGCGCCAACAAATCGCAGATTTGGAGTTAAGGCACCGTCAGCGCGACAGAGACGACTTCATCAATGCAATTAATCACCCTAACTCTTTGTATACCGCTGATGAAGCTATGGAAGCGATCGCCGAATACGACCGTACGCACTGAATGATTTCCAATAATCAACATTACGCCGGGATACTGATTATAGTTTCCCGGCCATGAGGTTATTTATGGCCGATATTGCTCAAGAAGATGAATGGGTGATGGAAAAGGGAATAGTAGCGAAGATGTATATGACTCCCCGGCAAATTAAATCTTACCGGGAGGGGAGATGGATTGAGGGTGTTCATTATAAGAAGCATCCGCCGGATCCAAAAGCCTCAGAAGGAAGAGTGACGCTTTTCTACAACTATACCAGGATTAATAGGCTCGTCGGGGAAACTTAATGAATATGCCTGCTGGCGTAGAGCTGCATGGGAAGGGAATAAGAATTAGCTTTCTGTATCGCGGCATTCGTTGCCGCGAAGTTTTACGGGGCTGGACTGTTTCAAACAGCAATATTCGTAAAGCAGGCAATCTCCGCGCTTTAATTGTCAGTGAAATACAGCAGGGAAAATTTGACTACGCGGAACATTTCCCGGAGTCGAAGGCGCTGAAAAAATTCACCACCACACAAAAAATTAAAACCTTTGGTGAATTGTGCGAAGTATTTTTGGCTGCAAAAAAGCTTGAGGTTTCTGCTGCATCCTACAGAGGATCGGAGTCACGCATAGCCACCCTTTCTGCAATCGTTGGAAGTAATACTCCCATTGCTGATATCCAACACACGGACCTCCTGAATTACAGGAATGCACTGTTAATGGGCGACACTATTAGCGATCATGCGCCCTGGCTGCAAAGAAAAGGTCGCGCTGTCTCCACAGTCAACGGCCTGATGAACAACCTGACCGCATTGCTCAAACTTGCAAACATGAGCGGCTTTATCGACCATTCCCCACATGAAGGGATAAAGATGCTTAAGCGCTCCCGGCGAGACCCGGATCCGCTTCTCCAGAGTGAATATGAAGGTTTTATCAGTGCCCTACCGCGTGGCCATGCTTTACTGTGGACTACGGCAATCTTCACCGGCCTACGACATGGAGAGCTTACAGCTTTAGCCTGGGAAGATGTAAACCTTGATGAGGGTGAGATTTACGTCAGACGCAATCAAACGAATGAGGGGTTGTTTGTGCCACCCAAAACCGAAGCGGGGATCAGAACTGTAACGCTGCTTAAACCGGCCCTGGAGGCCCTGCGCGAACAATTCCAACTGACTGGCGCTTTAAGCAAGACTGAAATCACCTTTCATCACCGAGAGCATGGGCTAACTGAGCAGCAGAAATTACGGTTCGTATTTATCCCGGCCAAGAACTGGCGCGGGGAGTCGAAGTATTACGGTTCTCAATCGTTGGGGTATAGTTGGGAGGCGGGGTTAAAAAAGGCGGGGATTCGTAGTAGGCGCCCTTATCAGTCGCGGCATACATTTGCGTGCTGGCTTTTAACTGCAGGGGCTAACCCGTCGTTTATCGCCGGACAGATGGGACATGAGAACGCGAAGATGGTTTATGAGATTTACTCGAAGTGGATCGGAGAAATGAACCGCAACCAGGTAGAAATGCTGAACGACAGTTTTTCGGACGTGGTGTCCCATAGGTGCCCCAAACGTAAAGTAGTGGGAATAAAAAACGTTTAA